TCAGAATTATAAAATAAATGACTGTTTAAGTTTTCCTGTGTTAATTGATGGAAAATCACAAAGAATTAAAGTAAAGATGTTATTATCAGACTATCAAAAACAGCAATTAAATAACAAATTAGGCTCATTAAGAATAAGTAAAAAATCAGGCAAATGGATTGCACAAATAGCTGTTGAAGTAATTGAAAAACAAAATAATAATGAAAATATAATGGGTATAGACTTAGGTTTAAAAGTACCAGCAGTAGCAGTAACAAGTAATGGCAAAACCAAGTTCTTTGGTAATGGTAGACAAAATAAATATATTAGACGAAAATATAAAACATTGCGTCAAAAGTTAGGTAAAGCAAAAAAGCTAAAAAAGATTAAGCAAATTGCTGACAAAGAGCAACGATGGATGAAAGACCAAGACCATAAAATAAGTAGACAGATAGTTAATTTTGCAATAGAAAATAATGTTTCTATAATTCGTTTAGAAAATTTAACGAATATTAGAAACACGGCAAGAACAAGCCGTAAAAACGAAAAGAATTTGCATACATGGTCTTTCTATCGTCTTGCTAAGTTTATAGAATATAAAGCTAATTTAGAAGGTGTTAAAGTTGAATATGTGAATCCACAATATACAAGTCAAAGATGTCCATGTTGTGGAGAGTTGAATAAAGCAAGAGATAGAAAATATGTATGCAAGGCGTGTGGATTTAGCACACATAGAGATAGATTAGGTGCTATGAATATAATGTTAGCACCTGTGGCAGACGGTGTAGCTTAAAGCGATAGTCTGCCAGCCCAAGATGCTATATGCACTGTCTTGGGAGGGGTGATGGCACACCCTAAACTTTGGGGAACTACGGATACCAGAAATGGACTTCTGACTACCGCCAGAGAATCCCCTGACTTTAGTCATGGGGAGTGTCAAAAAAGCAAATTCCTATAATATTTAATGATATTAATGTAAAAGAAGGTGAATAATACGAAAATCATTTTAATATCGGGATATGCACAAAATGGCAAAGACAGTACTGCTAATATTCTTAAAGAAATAAAAGTATATTAATAGTCATATAATGAAACAGCAAACAACAAGAGGTGATGCATATTATTAATGATTTGACATATGAACAAATCAAAGAAATTAAACAAATTATAAAGAAAATGAAAGAAGACGATGAAAAAGATAAAATAAGAACCAAACTTAATTTTACATATAAATATACAACAGAAGAAATGATGATGAAAGTTGCCATGTCATATAAATAAATACATATTATTAAAAAGCTTGTGAAAACAAGCTTTTTCTTTTACTGTTGATAATGCCTTAATTATATATTATAATATTTAATAAAGATACCAATGAAAGGGGATTACAATGGAAAAATTTAAAACCGCTTTTTATTTACGTATATCACGTGAAGATGGCGATGATAAAGAATCAAATAGTATCACTAATCAACGTATCTTATTAAAACAATATATAACAACTCATGAAAATGAATTTGAATTTATAAATGAATATGTTGATGAAAATTATACTGGACTTAATTTTAATAGACCAGCTTTCCAAAGAATGTTAGAAGATATAAAAAATGGATTAATAAACTGTGTAATATGTAAAGATTTATCCAGATTTGGACGAGATTATATAGAAGCTGGACACTATCTGGAAAAAGAATTTCCTAAATACAAAATAAGATTTATAGCTATAAATGATAATATTGACAGCTACAAACAATCTTATGATTTATTATTGCCTGTAAAAAATATTTTAAATCAACAATATGCAATTGATATAGGTAGCAAAGTGCGTACAGCTATAGAATCTAAGCAATCAGAAGGGTTATTTATTGGTGCATTTCCTTCTTATGGTTATTTTAAAGATCCCAAAAATCATAATAAACTTATTATTGATGAATATGCTGCTCAAATAGTAAGACGAATATTTAAAATGTATTTAGATGGATATGGTAAAATTAAAATAGCAAAAATCTTAAATAAAGAAGGAGTTTTATGCCCAAGTGAATATAAAAATCAACTTGGAATGAGATATTATAATGGACAAAAAATTGGTAATACAACTTATTGGACATATTCAACAGTACATCGGATTCTTACAAATGAAATGTATATTGGTAATATGGTTCAAGGAAAAACTAAAAGAATAATGAAAAGTAATCCAGAAATACTTCCAAAAGATAAATGGAAAATTGTTGAAAATACTCATCCGCCAATAATTGATAGAGAAACATGGAATAAAGTACAAACCTTATTAAATAAAAGAAGTAGAGAATTAAATGTAGATAATAACGTAAGTATTTTTGCAGGCTTTTTAAAATGTGGAGATTGTGGTAGATCTTTAGCAAAAAATATAAGAGGAAATGTTATTTATTATGTATGTGGCTCATATAAAAGATATGGTGGAACAATATGTTCTCCTCACACTATACGACATGATATGTTAGAAAAAAGAGTGTTAAATTTAATTAAAATTGCAGCAATCATTTATGAATCAAAAATGAATGAATACAGAATAAAACAAGAACTTATTGACCAACAAACTAATAGTATAAAAAATGAAATAGAAAAAACAAAAGCTGCTTTAAATAAAATTTATAATTTAAAAAAGGGAATATATGAAGATTATAAAATGGGAATATTAACAAAAGATGAATATTTTAGTTTTAAACAAGATTACGAAAAAGAAGAGCAATTTTATAACAATAAAATAAAAACATTAGAAGAAGCAATGAAAAATAATGAACCTGATAAAGAAGCAAAAAAATATATCAAATACAAAAATATAACTGAATTAACTAGAGAAATAATGGTTGATTGCATCGAAAATATACAAGTATTTGAAAACAATGAAACTAAAGAAAAAGAAATAGCTATAACGTTAACTTGTGATAATGAAATAGGAGAATTAATTAAAAAATATAGTGCCGAAATATAATATTCCCTTGGGGTAATAATAAAATAAGGCATATGATAAAATAAGGATTTGTAAAAATAAGGGTGGAAGATTAATAATCAACCACCCTTATATTATTATTTTTTATATAATCCAAGAAGAACATTCCATGACTGATTGCCTAAAATATTCGTTGGATTTTTAGCACCCATAACTTTTTTCTTCATTACAATAACAGCATTTCCAGTATTATTTCCATATGAACCATCAATACCTTTTGGATCAAAACCAAGCTCCCAAAGTCGTTCCTGTGCTAATATAACAATATCACCCTTCATACCAACCTTTAATGAAGGACAAGCAGATTTAGTTTTTTCGCCAGCGATACCATCTTCTTTAAGTTTATTTCCATCTTTATCTCTATATCCATTTGTATTTAAAGCTTTCTGTAATCTAAGAACCCAATCTTTAGTCGGTTTTGTTACATCTTTTCGTTTCCATGTTTTAATAAATTCATCGGGTGTTTTATATAACTGTTTCAAAAGAGTAGGTGTAGAACCCCAATCGGGTAATTGAAAATGGGGTTTATCAACAATAGATTTCCAATTTCCACCCCATTCAAGTCCTAACTTCATTCCAATTTTACCTACTTTAGTAAAGAAATTATCATTATCGTAATATGCACCCTTACCATCATTTCTATAAAAATCAAAAGCTACACCCCATTGATGCATTGAACTATAACTTGAACCTTTTGCATTTGTCACAATATTACCGGGTTTAGTTCTTCCTTGTGCATATAATTCATCTTGTTCTTTTACAGTGCGAAAACATTCACCAATACCAATTTTCAAACCTTGTTTTTCACATTCTTCTTTTAATTTAGTTATTAATATTTGTAATCTAGGATGTAATTGAGAAACATCTCTTGCCATTATATCCTCCTTTCTAACAAAAGAAAAGGAGAGTGAATTAAAGCACTCTCCGTATATACAACATATAGTTTATATATTTAATTTTAATACAATATGTAGTTTATAAATTTAAATAAAATTATTCTTTTATTTAAATAACATAATCTCCATTATGAACTGCTTTATATTCGTCATATGTATTAATTGTCATTTGATCGTAAATATAATTTTTAACAGCTTCATTTGTTTTTAGCAAATTTCTTAATTCATCTAATGCATCATCTACCCATTTACTAAAAGTTGAAAAAGACACAACTTTAGCAACAACAGGGAATTTATCTACAAACCACGAATATACAAGTCTAAGTTTTAATTGT